ACTCTTGCCAATTGCTTGCTCCTTCATGTTTATATTTAGCATCGAATATTGATTCCGAAAATTGTGATCGGAACATTGGGTTTCTATTAGATTTCCAACTCATTTTTACTTTCCCTTAATTGTTTAGCGAAGATATCTCTCCACTCTAATAATAATAATTTAGCTTGCTCGTCACCTTTCTCTAACAGACGCGCAAGTTTTCGAACTGACTCCTCGGGTACAGTTGCAAACGTGCATACGGAAGGGAAATCCTTTTCATTATAAAGTAACCACTTTAAAGCATCATCCCTTACTTTTTCGTGTTTCCACTCAGGCCAACTCGGGTTTACAGATCTTCCAAAGCCACTTGCATCAAGTAGCGCTTGTAAGATTACTGCTCGCCATAGCCGATTGTTAGCATCTAACCAAACCCCAGTCAATTAAAATCTCCTTTGCATCTTCTACTGAACGTGCAATAGCTACTTTACAGCCATTTTGCGTCAGCTCGCTGTGAATTTTTTTTTGAACTGGAGAAAGAACACCAACTGGAGTTTTGATTTCTAAACCGTAATACTTGCCTTTTCTAATTAATTGAAGGTCAGGCCAACCCGCAACTAAACCCGCTCGCTTTAGTTTACCACCTCTGATACGTCCACCGCCACCAGAAGGAAAGGCCGTTAGCATTACGTCACGTTTTAATATCTTCTTGATTGATTCAACAATCTCTGACTGCAAGGTTAACTCTGGTTCTCTTCTAATATTTTTTTTTCGTGCAGCCATGATCTACCTTTACATAATATGTATAGAGTAGTCAATACGCATCTTAAAAAAGATTCAGGGCCGCATGCGTTCGTTGTAAGTAAATATCTTTTGTATAAAATAATTGTTGACATGGTGTGTTCATGTTATATATATAAATGGTGTGCTGAGTACGAGGCCTTCGTAGCGCTTAGGTGACAGGGATGGTAAGACATCTTACAGTTTATTTGGTTTGGCCACCAAACGCACTAAAGAAAGATGAAGTATGATAGATGATCCAGATATGATAGACATGGCATTGCCACAGTCCTTATTAAATTATTTACAACAAGACAACTATGATAGCGGGGCAATACCTGTTGACATATCCGCAACTAAGCTCAAGGACTCTCCGCGTGTGAGTAGACTTTGGTCAATGCACAAAGATAAAATAAAAGTTCCATTCTTAAATAAAGGATATGCAAAGTTGGGAGAGGCTTGGCACACGGCAATGGAAGCAAGTGCGCCCGAAGATTGGATATGTGAAAAGAGATTTTATGCAGACGTTGACGGAAAAATAATATCAGGTGCGATTGATGCGCTAGAGCCTGCGGGTAAGAACACATATAATATAATTGATTACAAAATGATGTCTACTTACAAAGCTCAAACAGACCTTAATGAATTTGAAAATCAATTAAACATATATGCTTTTCTTTTGAGACAGAACGGATATAAGGTTGACGGATTATTTGTATCAGCCGTCCTAAGAGATTGGACACAGAATAAGATTAAGCAAGAAGGTTATCCTAGAACTCAGTTTCCAGTTTTTGTTATGGAAAAGTGGAGCGATAAAGTTGCTGAGGATTATGTCAGGCAGAGAATAAAATATCACACATCAGAAGAAATACCTTTGTGTACAGATGAAGAACGTTGGATGTCTGCACCAAAGTATGCGGTGATATCTGATAAAACAAAAGCAACATTGAAACTGTATGACACTTACGAGAGTGCGCAAGCACATGTATCTAAGAGTAAATTTTATGTAGAGAAAAGGGAAGCAGAACCAATTAGATGTAAAAGATTTTGTGAAGTTGCGCCGTATTGTGATCAATACCAAGCATCTTTAGTAGCAGAAGAATTAACAAAGGAAGGGTAAAGATGGCAAAAGAAAGTTTTCAAAAAATATGGGAATCATTTACAGAACACAAAGTAAGTGAAAGAGATATAGAAACGAGAGTTATTAGACAAAGAATTAATAACGAGTATGTTGATATTAACTTATATTATTACAAGTGGAGTAAATGTTGGAGAGAGGTTGTTGCTAGGTATCCAAATAGTACATATCAGTTTGAGAGATTTGAAGTAGATGGAAAGCATTACGACTGCATGCACTACCCGGATCAGTCAGCATCTGTACATTGCACGGTCGATATTGAAGGTCATAGAAGAAGCATGTTCTTACCTGTCATGGACTTTAAAAACAATGCAATAAAAAACCCAAATGCTAGAGAGATATCCGATAGCAAGATGAGATGCCTTGTTAAAACGGTTAGCCTTTTTGGATTAGGTCTAGATTTATACGAGGGTGAGTATGAACCCGATCCACCTGAGAGTAATATAATTGATTTGGAACAGGAAAGAGAAACTGAAAAACGAAATAAAATAGATAATTTAAAAAATAATTTATTTAGTGAAGCACAAAAAGAAATTAAAATTGAAAGCGACACAAAGAGATTTTTCCTCAAAAACGAAGAAAACTTTACCAATTTAAAAGATTTAAGTAAAGATGATTGGTCTGAGCTTTGCGGGAAAATAAAAAGCCATAAGCAAAAACTTAATGAAAAGGAGAAAATTTAATGGCGGAAGAGTATAACAATAATAATCAGGGAGCTATGTATGCACCTGATGAAATGGAAGTTATCAGGCAGGGCAAGATTAATATAGACGGTAATGACTGTTATATGATGATTGTAAAAAGTAAAGATAGAAATGGTAACACCCACTACAATCTTTACGAACAAAAAGCTAAAATCTATGAGACAGAGAAAAAGAAAGAAACAGACTCTGACATGGATGGTAGCATCAAGACCGCCAACGGAGATTTTAAATTTTGGTTAAGAAAGAAAGTAAGTAAGAGTGGTTTGGACTATACAGATGTTAGCCTTGCTCCGAAAACTACTCAATCAAATGGCGCTATGACTGACAAAAAAGAACCGCCAAAACTGGATGACGAAATCCCGTTTTAAGGTAAGGAGAGTACGATCCCCTTCACATCTAAATGTGGTGAGGGGGATGTATTGTCTCATCTGTGGTTCACCACCAAGAAACCACGCGCATCATATAACATACTCAGAAAAGTCGGGCATGTCTCTAAAGGTAGGAGATCAATGGACAGTACCACTGTGTGCTATCTGTCATCATAACTTGCATACGAACATGGACGGAGAAAAATTATTTTGGTCATTCAACGGAATAGACCCTATAGAAAAAGCCAAGGAGATTTGGAATGGAATTGAAAAGTGACGAGTCAACAGTGAGCTATAATTTGCTGTTGCCTGTTGACCAATATACTTATATAAAAAGAATGTCTGTTGAACAGTCATTAAAAAAACAAAAACTTGTATCAATGGCCCATATTATAAGAAGAATGATAGAGGAGATGATTGAAAAAGATGAAACCAGTACCTAGAAAAGCATTTACAGAAGTTAGTGGATTTGAGGCTAAGAAGCACAACATAAGACAAACAACTGACGGCCTGTGGCAATTAACCTTAACAGTATCAGAGTTTGGTAGTGCGGATTGGTTGGTGTTTGCGCCAACAGGAATGCCATTGGCTATAGGATTAAAAGCCTTGGACTACGACAATCCAGAGGAAGAACCATCACAAACAGAAAAAAAATTTATTACAAAATGTATAATGCTTTGTAAAGATGAAAAGTTTCAAAAGTTTATGTTGGCCTCAACTGAGGATGGTTGTTCAGAAAAAGTAAAGACACACTTAGGAATTAAATCTAGGTCTGTTTTGGGAGAATACGGATCTGCTGGCGATAAAGCAAGAATGCGTCTTGACGATTTAATAGACAAATTCAAAAGAGACTTACGCCGCAGTGAACCAATTTAACTATTCGTAGTGAGAGTTAGCAGTTGTTTGATTTTGACCCAGAGCCTGAACTCTTTTTATTAATCGCTCTGATCTGTTTGGCGTTTGTTTATTCCATCTAGAGTCGCGCATCTGCTCTCCCATTTCATGCCATGATCCACGATTGCAAGCATCAATAGTCTTTTTAAATTTTAAAAGGTTTGGCATTCCTAATTGAAAACACATATTTGCCGTTACTAATCTTATTTCTTCTGGGAGTTTATCCCAATCTTCGAATATTTGCCCACAATCTTTAATAGTAGTTGCGATGTCACTTTCAAAAACATTATGAACACGTTCGTGAGAAACCTTCGTTCCAACTTCCTTTCCATATTCTGGATCGTTCTTCGTAACCAAATGTCCAATTCCAAAAGTGGGATGGCCTTCCGAGCAGAGATAAATCGATTTTTTATTTCCCTCATCATTCTCCAAATCCTCGCGTAGTTTATCAATAAAGTATTCCATTCTGTTCCTCAATAGTTTATAGTATGCTGATGTTAATTCTTTTAAATCTTGTTGTAATAGGTATATTTCTGTTCTTGCTGACAATAACTCTCTTCTGAGAGCTTCCTCGAATGTATCTTCGTGGTTGTTCCAACCTTTACTTTCTGTTTCCGATTGCACTAAAACCAAAATAAGCTCCCACTAATCCACACATACTTATATATTGAGTCATCAATATACTTTCAGCTTCTGCTAATCTGTCTGGAAATGCAAGTGTTAATATTGTTGTGAGAGCCATGAGCAAAATTAAAACCCATGCCATCCTCCGTTTGTTTGTTTGATATGTTAGTTTATCAGGTACTAGATCGTTTGCGTTTTCTGACATATTTCTTTATCCCATAAAAAAATG